TATACACAGTTGAAATATTACCGCTTGCTCTCAAGGTTTGGTTTGCTCCATTTGAACCAGTAGCATTAAAATTCACCCAAGCTCGAATACCATAAATAGGGGCAGTACCTGAGATATTAAGTTTACTTTCAACAGCACTATCAGCCCCCGCTTTTAATTTTGCTGGTGACACAAGGCTCTCAGTAGTGCCTGTACCAGTTTCCCATGTACCTGTAGTTTGATCCCCTAGTAGACCAGTCTGAGTGCCAGAGGTGTTCACTACCTGTGTATCATCTAGGATACGAAACTTATCATTTGTCTGATCTAGGTAAGCTACAGGTATCCAAGCATCGTTACCATTTGCTCTTATGTACAAGATAAAAGCATTATCATCATACCACCATTGATTAGCGAAGGTAGTGCTAGGTGCAGCAGTCCCTGAGTTGTTTGTAGCTATAGCTGATAGGACGTTGTTAATGTCGGTTCTAGCATTAGCTGCTGTTTGGTTAGCTATGTTGTAGTCATGTTGTGCCATATTAGTATTCCACTATCCCTTCCAAGACGCTTATGCTTGGAGATACGTTGTTGTTAGTGCTGTCGAGTTCAGCTTTGAATTTAAATGCTCTGCCTGTGAGTTCACCAGCAGCTATAACCCAAGCTCCCCATGTAGGTGAACCAGCAGGGACATCATTAGTTGCAGCTACATAAATGGTTGTACTGAAGTCACCATAGGGTTGGTCTTCATCTGACCAATCATCCCAATTATTAGGCCAAGTATCCCAGTTGTTAGGTATGTCATCCCAGTTTACTAATCCACCAGAAGCATTAGCGTGGTGCCTAGTAGATGTTAAGTTAGTTGATACCCTTACAGTTCTAGTTGAGCCTGTGTCTAAGTACCCTGTGAACTCATATGTACCTGTAGAGGGTGCAGTAGCAAAGCTAGACAGTCTTAATTCATCAGGATCTGGGCCAGTCACCTTTGCAACATTTGTTTTAGTACCCAAGAAATCTGGGTTCTCAGTGTCAGTCTGTGATGTACCTAGTGTAGGTAATTCAGATGGCAGAACAACAACAGAGGCTACAGTCCCTTCGTTACCTGACTTGTCGTAGGGTTCAATAAAGAATGTACCTGACAAAGCTGGATAGGCTACTGATGTCGCTGGTCTAGCAACTTTGTTGATAATTACTTGCGGCGATCCATCAGTAAATGTCGCCGTAGTCGAAGAGCTATGCCAAAGCTTGTAGTAAGACAGGTCAAAGTCAGTAGAGGCAGTCCAGCTAAAGAACAGGGTGCCACCAGATAACTGCTTCTCAAATGTAGATGGGGCAGATGGGCCAGTAGTATCAGCTTCTACAGTCTTCTTTGAATCTGTGAAATTACCCTTGACACCAAAGGCATTGATAGCTCTAGCTCTGACATCATAAACTATTGTACCTGCTGCATCAGCTAGAGGTGTCTCAATGTCTAAGATCTCAAATCTACCTAAGTCACCTGTGCCTAACACACTGTAAGTTGAATCTGTAGACTTCTTAAACTCTACTTCGACGTAATCTACACGTTCAAATGCTGTAGCTGATACATTAACTACAAGGACGTTAGTTACATGCTCGTTGATAATTCTATATTCTTGAGTAAGAGCTACAGCTACAGGTGGTACATCAAATGGTGATGGTAAGGTTGTATTATCACTTTCGTATACTGCACCATCGGAGACTTCATCAAAGACAGACTCACTGATTTCTCTGAGGGACATATTAACTTGAATATCATAATCACCTTGTATTCCAAAACTCCAAGAGACAACTTCAAACTCTTTATTAGTCCACCCAAATCTTGTGTTACTAAGGCGAACAATATCTCCTACTTGTACTTGGAAAGCTCTCATACCAAAAGAAGCCTGTACATTAAGTTGTTGCCTGTTACGTTCTAATGTTATGAGGCCTATGCGTCTAGCTTCAGTTGTATTGTCTGTGAAAGGTAACTGTAAGTCAATTACACTCTCTTGACCACCATCAGCAGCTAGGAAGGTGTTATAAGTAGCTGAGTTAAGGATAGGTACTTGAGGAAAATCAGATGGCTGATAATCACTCTCTGGTCCCCTAAATGTCCCTTTGACTACATTGAAGTTATCTCTGCGTGAATGTCTAGTATTAACTGATATACCTGATCTTAAGTCATCCTCATTAAGATCTAACACTGGGTCTGTGTAGTAAGCTGGCTTCATTCTCCACTTACCCTGAGCATACCACAGAAGACCGCCCATAGCTGTAGATAAGTTCTGTATAGCATCATAAGGTGTAGTGTTAGTGGTAAATGCTCCATTAAGAGAGAACCTAGTTCCACCTGACAGAACAGGGTAGCTTAAGTGGTCACAAACATTAGCAGCTATAGTAACAAGATCGTCATCTACACTCTCAATATCCTCACTGATACCATAGTTATAAATAGTTGTGTTATCTCCACCTTTACCTGACGTAATATAGTCTCTCAAGCATAAGGCTGGATTGTCAGACCAAGCTGTAGTGCTTGTACGAGGGTCGTATACTTTCTTACCCTTAACTACTGCTGTAACTTCAGGTACGTTATTAGGGAATGCATCAGCGTCAAACTCTAACCTGACGTAGAGATAAGCTGTAGCTAATAACTTACAATCTGTAGCCCACTTTGCAGGGGGTGCTAAACCACCTAAGTCTGAAGATATAACAGCAGTCTGTGTAGTTGTTCCTAGCTTCTTAACGATCTTAACTTTACCAACATACTTAGCTGGAGCCGTAACGTCATTACCACTTAGAGTAAGCACTTCATCGTTGAAATATATAGTCTCAAACTCTTCCACTTCATGCCCAGCGAAAGCTAATACGGTGTGTAGGTACTTGTTGTTATCTGTAGTGCCTTGAAATACTATTCCACCAGCTACTCTAGTTTTACCATAGATAATCTGATGAGGCATAGTTGAGCCTCTTTGGGTTATTTGATAACCTTGATCCCCACCTCTAAGTTCTGGTTGTGGTAACAATGCCTTGGTTAGTACAGATGCTCCAAGAGAGGCTGCATAAGAAGTACCTGCGGCGCTAGTAGACAAAGCTAAAGAACCCGCTGTTGTACCCCCGTCAGGTAAAGGTATACCGTAGTAATATGCAACAGCAAAGGTAACTGCTGCTGTAACAGCGGCCCCAAGTTGAGACTCTCGGTCTAAGAGGTCAATCTTACGAAAATCAATATCTAAAGCCATTAGCTTTCAGAACTCCTACCCCAAGCAAGTTTCTGATCTTGCATACTAGCTACAAAATCAAACCCAGCATCTGTACTTGCACCAGTTATATTTCTAGACCTTTGATACTCGGCGGTATACCTAGCTACTCTAGCTCTTTCTAGGTCAATAAGTTTATTCTCAACCTTAACTTGGATAGTTCCTGTGTCAGCACCTTCAGAAATATTCATCTGATCCATGTAGCCACAGAATATCTCAGTGAAACCAGAGTTAAGATCTTCTAAGTATATCTTTGATCCATCTTCTAACAATAAGAAAGATGAGTCTTCTTTTATTATCTTTGAAGCTTTAAATAGGCCAAAGTATATCTTACAAGTTCTACCTTGATAAGGAGTACTGAGAGCTAAAGCTAATACTTCAGAGGGTAGCCCAGTAATAGTAATGTCTGCACCTCTTGCAGCAGTCTCTGTAGTTTCTTCTACAGCAGATATGCCCAAGAGAGTACCAGCGCCTGTCCAGTCAACCCCTTGTACGTTAAGAGTGCCTACACCAGTCCACAGACGTAATACATCACTACCATCAAAGTTCAGTTCAACAGCAAAGAAGGGATAGATTACATCATCATCTAGCGCATCAACTACTGATGTGGGTAATACTCTGGACATTTACTGTAGGGCCTCTATAGCGTTAAAGGATATACCGTAGAAACTAGCATTATCTATAGACCAAGAGGTAGTACTCTGTCCAAGTCTGAATACACCTTTAGGACTACTGTAAATAACGGTTTCACCTGAGTATGTACTTCGTAGAGAGGGCCAGACTTCCAGTTCAACATTAGTACCAGCAGTTCTATCAACCAAGACTTGATGCAGTCTAGCTGAAGACCCTGTACCTAACTGAATGTAATCACCAGCTAAAAGTGTCCCTGTCAAAGTTATAGTTGGAGTGGCGTCCCCCGCATTACCTGATAGAGTAGGTGTACCACTCACTGTGCCTCTAGGTGTGACATAATCAGGGTCACCCAGTAGAAATGTACCTACAGGCCCCTTAAGAGCTACCAACATAGCTTTCCACTCAGCAGCTAGATCCCTACGCACTGAGGGAATACTGACTGAGGCAGACCAGATTTGACCCTGATGGGAAATAACCTGTTGCTTATAAGTAAAGGGAGACTGAGAGACAGCTACAGCATTTACAGCACGTAGTTCAATACTCTCTATGCCAATAGTTGTAGGTGTATTAAGAGGGTAACTTATAGCCATAATTTATCCAAATGCTGATTTCATTGTACCACCTCTACGTCTTTGGTTTATAACTGCACCTACGGACTGATTGATGATAGCTGGTGAGGCTTGTGCTATTGTCTGAGTAATAAGTCTCTTAGTATCGTCTGAGGTATTAGCTGAGATATTGAATACTTGGTTTACTACTGTACCACCAGCACCCTGACCCTTAGTGTGGTCTACTACAGTCTCTCTAGGGTGTAGCATAGCCATAAAGCCACCCTTACCATCTAAGCCACCTGATCTTGGACCTGAGCCTGTGTATCCACCACCTTCATATCTTCTAGGGGCTTTAGGTGGAGCTACAGTACCCCCAGTACCAGCAGCAGAGGCGGGGTTAAATGCACCTGTAATGGCACCAGCAATAGATTGTACCATTTGCTCAACAACAAGTATTCTGTATAGCTGTTGTATGATGTCAGCAGCCATAGACCTAAAGGCATCTTTAGCTGATGTAGTTCCATCTACTAGACCCATAAAGAAGTCACCAAAGGCACCAGAGACACTATCAGCTACAGCTACCTGTTGTTTTTGTGCTTCAGTTAGTTCTCTGGTGAGGTCTATCTCTTTTTCTATGACTTTATTCTTAGCATTAGCATGTTTTACAGGGTCTTCTGGTGCAGCCATTCTTGATTCAATATACGCTTGCATATTAAGATGCATCTGATACTCTTGATCAGTCATTTTAAGAACTGCTTGACTAACTTTAGCTCTAACAGCAGCAGCGTCAAGTATATTCTTAACCCTTATCTTTTGCATTTCCTCTTCAAGTTCCTGCTCTTCTTTATAGTAAGCAGTAATACTGTCCTTGGCTAATTTTAATTTCTCAGCCTCAGATTTTGCCCTAGCTTTATTCTCCTCAAGTAAAGCATTAACCCTAGATTGAGCTATCTCTTCTTGCATCTGCTGTTCAGCTTTAAAGAAGTCAGTAATTCTCTGTTCTCTTTGTTTAGCTAAAACGTCTTGTTCGTATAATAGTGTTTTTTCTTCTTCTAAAGTATCTAGGTAAACTTGTTTTTCACGTTGTTGTTTCTCTAGTGTGGCAGTTATCGCAAGGTATTCCTTTTTAATTGGTGCTAACCTAGCTTTAATACCCTCTTCTGACATTTTTATTTTCTCAGCAGACTCCCTTGTCTTATTCATAAGTTCTAATTGGGTAGTAGCTTGAGTTATTGATTTAGCTATGCTCTCATTATAACCCTTTAATACAAGGTCTTCACCTTTTAATTTAGCTATTCTTGCTTTTATATCTTCTAAGGCTTCAGTAGCTTTCTTCTGGAAGTCCTCTACTTCTTTACCCGCCCGAATAAATGGGGCAATAAGTCCTGTACCAATAGCTAAAGCAGCACCAGCAATAGCACCATATGGCCCAAAGAAACCTAGCAACTGAGAACCCTGTTGTCCCAGAGCTACAGCAGCATTAGTTCCACCTTGTATCTGCACTGCAAGGTCACCAACTTGATAACCGGCTTGTTGTGCAAGGACTTCCATCCTTCTCATGCCTTTACCTGATGCAGTAGTAAATCTTAACTGTTCATTAGTAGCCTCTTGTATAGACCTTGAGTACTTCATTACAGCACTCTGAGCCTGTCTGGTATTTCCTGTAACCTTTCCAAGCTCTTGATACATTTGAGCTAGGCCACGATTGTACGCCTTGTTACTGATGTTTCCTTTACGAAGTTCCAACTGCATCTGAGCAATTTTCTTCTTCATGTTATCAAACATCCGTATTCCTCTAGAGACATCACCTGTCTCTACGTTTATACCAATGTTAATATCAGAAATGTCAGCCATTCATTGTACCCATAAAGACTACATCAACACGTTTTATTGCTTCTATCTCCCAAGAAGACAATGGTGTATCTGTAAGCTCCTTCCATGTTTTTATTTCTTGATAACTTATCGGGTTTGGGCCTGAGAACCCCATCGTTCTACTTGCGTTTAATACAATAAAGGCAG